ATTCTTTGCTCCACCCAGTGCATTAATTGCATCAGTGGCTTGACGCATCTCTAGATGCTCATCTTTACTCAACCTTTTAGAAAATCTCTTTTTAGCAACTGTTGCCATTCTTGCAAAGTTTGGAATTAATCCTTCTGATAATGCTGGAGAAGCACCAGAGTTGTAGGCTCCCATTCCTTTTCCAAAAGTATCGTGGTCTTTTTGAGATCTTTTGCGGCTGTATTTAACCTTAATAATTTTAAACCTTGTGGGAGTTTCAGTGGTTTCGGAGGCTAGTTTTAGGCCCTTCTCTTTGTCTTTCTTCTTTTTGGCTTTCTCAAGCTTTAACCGAATACCATCGGGATCTCCTGGTAATCCAGTATCCTTCATTTTGTTTTGCTGAAGCCTGTTTTTAACCATAGTCATTCTTGCAAAGTTTGGAATTAATCCTTCTGAAAATCCTTTTTGAAACATGGGGGACTCTTGAAGATAAAATGATTCATCTGGTCCATCAAATTTCTTAACACCCATTTCTCTCATAGCTTTCAAAGACCTACTTCTATCTTTAGCTGAGTAAGTTACGCCATAACCAACATCTCCATAAACCCAATTTTCTTGGCCTCTGTTGCCTGGCTCAGATCTTTTCCATATTCTTTGTGGAGAAAATCCTCCTGTAATTTCCATAGTAGGAATATCTACTCCTGATTTTCTTTTCTTGTCTAGTATTTTTTTTGCTCTAACAATTAAGTCTGGTATTTTTGGACCAGTAATTTGCCCTGCATCAATTCGAGTAAAAGGCTTTCCTTGGGCTGCAGCTTTTTCTATATGACTGTACAGAGATTTAAATATTTCTGCACCACTTGTAGCTCCATCAGCTTGAATTGCCTTGATTTCTAAAACTCTTTCTTTTGAGTCTCTAAATCTAGTTTTGTCATAAACAATATTATTGCTATCTTCAAGTTTTTGTTTTTTATTTTTAAATATATTTTTAGATATCCAAAGGTTTTGGCTTTTACCTTTTGATTCGCTTGGTCGATTCATTAATGGGGCGGGTCTTCTACCTTTTAATCCAAAAAATCCTCGTGCAAAATTTTCATATTCTATGTTATTCGCTTTTTGATTTGTGTCTCTAGCTAAATTAGGAATATATCCTTCGCTAAAATTCAGACGAGGAAACCTACCTCTCATAAATTTAGGAATCATCTTATTTATTCCTGATCCTATTCTGTTGGGAATAACATGTCTTAACCTGGACTCTTTTAGTGAATCAGCAAAAAAAGTTTCTTTTTGTTTTATTGCATTTTTTAAATCCTTAATATACCTTTTGTGTTCTTCGAGTTCTTTTGATTGTACTCCAGTTGCTCTATCAATAAATCCAGTCTTAGGATCTTTCTTGGGACCAACTTCCTCAAACTCCAAAGGAGTTCCGTCGGTTTTTTTACCAAGCACTTCCATTGAATATAATTCTTTTTGAGCATTTCTTAACTCTTGATCTAAAATCTCTGAAAACAAATTATACTTTTCCATTTCTGCGGGTTTTAATTTTTTAGTCTGCCCTTGACTGTTTTTGATTGCTGGAAACTTTTCGTACTGAGAAATATTTTTAACAGCATCCATCATCCCTAATTCTTTAAATGTTTTATCTTTTAATAAATAATTTTGAAAAGATTCTTTTCTTTTTTCATCAATTTTTAAATATTGTTCATATTTATTATTAATTGAAGACTCTTGACTAGGAAAAGCATTTATTAAATCATTTTTAACTTTTAAATTATTTAAATTAAATTTTTCATTTTGAATTCTGTTTTTTCTTGACATGTGAATAGCAAAACCACCAATAGACAAAACACCTAGTGCGGTTAAAATTTGTCTCATTAAATAATTTGGTTCATTTTCATCTTCTTTATACTTTTCTTCAAGCTCTTTGGTTACAGTTCCTTTTAAAGCCTTATGATTACTCAGGTGTTCTAAGAACGTGTCTGATTTTTTTCCAGTTTTTTGTTCTGTGTACTTCGTATACTCTGAATTGATTAATGCTTTAATTCTTGGGTGGTTGCTAATTAATTCGTTTTTAATAGCTTCGTCTTTAGATTCAAATTTTGAATCTGGTATAATTAATTTTTCTTGCTCTGAAGGAGCTTCTCCTGTTTGTGCAAAAGGTATAGCTAACAAAGATAATCCTGCTAGAGATTTTGGATTTATTCCCATCTTTCTTGCAGAAAGCCCTTTAAACTTTTCGGTTACAAAACCTTTAGTTGACTTTAATCGTTCTTTAACATTTTGAATTTTTTCTTGGTCAGTTCCTCCTTGAGAAAATGCCATTAATTGAGAAGCTTCTAAAGCTCTGGCAATACCAGCTTCCTTTAGTTTATCGGCTTGTTGTTTAGTTTCTTCCCATGCTCTTTGAACTCCGTAAACCAAGGGAGAAATTGTTTTTTCTCCAGCGTATTTTGCTCCGCTTTTAATTCTATCAGAAAGCCCTTCAAACTGACCAGAAAGATTATTTTTTATATCATTAAAATTAAACTTTGTACCAACTTTTTCTACAGATTCTTTCCAGAAATTGACTATATTCTGAGAACTATTTGACACTTTTTCTTTTAAATTGTTGATTGTTTTATTTTTAGGTGCTCCTGTACCAAAGAAAGATAAAAAACCTTGAGTTACGGCATTCCCTCTGTCTTTTATTCCTTCTGGGACTTTGAATAAATCTAAACCTCCCTGCACTAAATCTCTTGCAGATTTAATTTGTTTTATTCCCCAGGCTTGAGCTTGCCTCTTGAAGTCTCTACTTCTTTGATTAGCTTGTTCTATTCCAGCTACAAATCCAGTGAGAATCGGTTGTCCTACAGACCTTACTCCATCTTGAGCGGAACCAATAATATTAGATGTGCCACCCTTTATAGCTTTTCCTACTCCCAAAGTTTTATCTTTAAGATTCTCTGCACTACTTGACACCCTGCTTTTTATGTCTCTCATGGTGTCTATTGTGTTCGTGACACCTTTTTGAAAATCTATTTGCCTAAATGCCCCAACTGCTCCATCTTTTAACTTCAAAGCTCCTGACCCTAATTTTTTCGATAATTCAACTGGAGCCATTAAAGTTGTATTGATTATTTTTCCACTTTTATCTACAACTTCAGAGCCATATTTTTTAATTGAATCTATTCGATTTTTAAAAGCTGCTTGTTTTTTTTCTTTTTCGATAAGTGATTTTTTTAATTGATACTTTCTTTCATGATCTTGAATTAAGGTTTTTGTATTTGAGTCTTCTATTTCTGCAACACTTATAGTAGATCCATCTTTAATGGATTTGTAATTATTAAAGGATTCTCCCGACATATTTCTGTGAGAATTTATATAAGTATAACCTTTTTCTCCGCCCACTGTATATATTTTATTTTCTATTTCTTTTAATCTTTTTCTAGTAGACCCCACCCTCAATCTCGAAACTTTATCATTTAAATTTGTAATTTTTTCTTGTACTCTTTCCTTGATGGCAATATATTTCTCTCTTTGTTTTTGTGTCATGTTTCCAAGATTATATTTTTCTATATAACTACTTAAAGAACTTGATATTTTACCATACTGCTCTATAAACTTTGATCCGATATTAATTTTCCCCAAATTAGATAAATTAGCTAAATCTGTTACTCTACCAATAGCTTGACCGATTCCATATCTTGCTCCACTAAGCATATTTGAAAGTGGCTTCTTAGATTTTGAACCTGTTGCGTCTCTTCTTTCTTGAAATCTTCGCTGCTCTTCCTGCCCTGCTGAAAAATCCATTGCTGTTTGAGTTATTAGATTTTCCACACTCACTGTATTAGGGGCTATATTATACATGCCTGCTGTAGCACCAGGCTTTGAAACTAAATCGCTAATTGTAGATGCATTTATAAATGCTCTACCATTACTTACAGTCCAACCAGGACTTTGACTGGCACCTCGCAAAAACTTATCTGTATGATCCATTTTTTGAGATCTTTTGCCAGTAACTAAAGATTTTAAAGTGTCCCAGGCAGAACTCTGCGTCTGCTTAGATATCTTCATATTAACATCGTCACGAATATATCTTTTTACTTTTTCGTCATTAGCGTAACGATATATATCATATGAGCTAACTTTTTCTCCGCTTGGTTTGATTATAGTGTGTCCATCAAATTTCAGTTTTCCTTTTTCATTGTCTTCTATTAAGCCTTTTAGTTGCCCATTCAGTATTCCTTCACGGACTGTTGATTCAATAAAACCAACGTTTGATTCACCAGCGGCTGACCATTTTTTCTTTGATTGTCTATTATCTGGTAAAACAAAGTTCGGTATACTGCTGTAAGCTTTCGTTGGATTATCTAAATAGTCGTTACTTTCTTTATAAATTGACTGTGGCTCTTCTATTCTTTTGATCGTCTGTGGTCTAGCATGTGCAAAGCTAGGAATAAATCCTTGTGCAAAATTTTTAGTAGACCTGGACAACTCCAGATCCTTAACCCTAGACTCCAGTTGACTCATTCTGTTTGAAATATTATTAATTTTTCCAGCATTAATTGATGAAAAAGCTACACCAGCTTTTCCAAATTTATTTGATTCCTGAACCTTTGTTTCTACAGAAACTTTTGGTTGCTGTTTAACTACAGGTTCATAACTAGATCTGTATTTAAAACCTGGAAATCTATAGCCTAGTGCCGCTTTTTCTCTTCTCGCTTTTGCACGTGCATCGGATTGAGCTCTTTCATTAATATCTTTTTTCATTATCTCCCGATATTCGTTTGGCTTGATGACTTTGATTTGGTCTTCATCTAAACCTTTCTTTCGTAACCAATCAGCTTGTCTTGCAGTAATTTTACCTCGTGCAAAATTAGGAATAAATCCTCCAGATAAATTAACTACCTTACCTCCAGACTTAGTGGCTGGCCCATGCTCTCTCCTCATGGCTGCAGACATTTCTTGCTGTTGCATTCGTCTGGCATCTGCTAATTTTTTTGCATTATCTGGAAGTTTTAATAGTTTAGCATTAAAATCGGCTTTTGTGTCTTTTGTTAATCCTATTTTTGCATCAGCAAAGGGGGTATAATATCCAAATAATTTTTGTAGTTTTTCATCGGGAAATGATCCAATATCAAAATTGGCATTATTGGATGTAAAAAGTTTATTTTTGCCAATTGATTGTATTGCAGTTTCAAAAACTGTTCCTGCTGCAGCACCCACAGAACCTGCGTTAGCTAAATTTGTTATAGGTTTATTTTGTGAAGCAAACCTAGGCCCAGCTATATTGCTAGCAATAATCTTGGATTGTTCTATTAAATTTTCTTTAACAGAAGTCCTGATATTATTTTCAGCCCCCTTTAATCTTGCTGGTTTTAACCCCTCTACTCTATATTGCATTCTAACAGTCGGCCTATCTTTATCGCTTCCTTTTATGATATCCATAGGAGCCTTAAATGTAGTATTCACTCTTCCTCTTTTGCCGTGAGTCGGGACAAGCATTGTAGCAGTTCTTGATGCATCAATATGAGGCATTGCATTTCGTTGATCCATTCGATCTTGTTTTTTGACTGCCAAATTTTCTTTACCATGTGTAGCTTTAAAACCTTTAATAAGAGCTCGATCTTCTTGATCAAACTCTGAAAGCTTAACTGATTTATCTCCTACCCTGTCTTTAATTGTGTCACTTTTTGAAGGCCAAACAGAATAACCTTCTGGATCCTTTAATCTAGCAATCTTGGCTGTACTTAGCCACCCCTTTTTTGTCATTATTCCCCCTGATCCTGCAAAATTTGGTATATAGCCATCCGCTGCAGTTACTTTTTTTGCTCCAGCTGGTAGCCCCATGCTTTTGGCCATATTTCTGTTAAAAACTGCATCAGCTCCTGATCCTTGATAATTTCTAACAATCCATTCTCCAGTATGCACAACCGCTGATTGCGCTCTTCCAGGGGAAGTTCTAATTTTAGTTTTAACTGGCTTATCTCCAGATCTTGCACCTCCTACGCCACGTGCAATATTTCTTCTTTCAGCGTTCATTGCGGGCACGAAGCCTCCTGCTAAATTAATAGGTATACTACTTTTGTTTGTAAATCCTCCTGCAAAATTAAAAGGTCTATTTTGTTGATGCTCTCTAAATTCTTTAACTAATCTATCAATATCTTTTTTTGCTAAATATTTTATTTCAACTTTTAAAGGATCATCTGCAGGCAAAGTTTTTCTGCCCATAATACCTTTTCTTTCGTAGAACCCTGCTTGACCAGATCTAACTTTTTCGTATCCCTCCCAATATTGTTTTTCAAAATTTAATGATTTTTCTAACTCTTTTTGGTGGGTTTTTTTAAATTCTCTAACTATATAAGGTTTAAGATCTTTTTTAGTTTCTAAAAACTTAGTAAATGCTTGAACCTCTTCTCTGGACCCTCTAATTGTTTGATAAGAAGGTTTAATCCATGAAGCTTTGTCTCGCTCTGCTTGTGGGGCATCAAATTTTACTTCTCTATATTTATCTCCTTTATAGAAGAGCTTTCCTTTAGGATCTTTAATTCCCTGAACATAAGTCTCTTGTTTATACCTACTCAACCCCGAAGATCTATTGTAAGGCATGTGCCCTCTTGACATAACTTGCATTACCTCTGCTTCTCTTGGGCTAATTTGAGAAGTTCCATCTGAATTTCTACCAATACCTTTCAGAGGAACTATTTGATTCATTGGTCTATCATAAAAATCATATCTTTTTGCTCCATGATCCATGTGAGTAAATTTCAATAATTTCCTGTCGTTTCTGCGACCAAAAACATTTAAATATATGCCTTCGTTCTTTTCAGCCCAATCTTTAATCGATCCGTCTTTAATTCCTTTTTTAAATTCTTCGACTTTTGGATAGTAACCTTTGCTTGGGTCAGATCCTTTTGACAATATTCGCAAAAGTTTTTTCTTATTAAATACATTTTTTTCTGGAACCTCCTTAGACAATACTTGACCCTTAGTAACTGGTTGTCCAGGAGTGATACTACCTGCAAAATTTTTAGCAACCGTTTCTGAAGTGCTAAAAGATGTTGCTCCAGAAGGCATTTTATTACCTACATCCCCAATATCTCTATAACCAGAAAGTGGTCCGCTAACATGCGATTTTACAAAGCCTTGAATAATACCTACTACATCATCTGGAGTTTTTGCATTATCGAAAGATGGCATGGTTTTACTAATATCAGGCGAATCAATTTTGTTTCTATCTTTACTTTGCCCTCTCCACAATTTTAAATTCGCAAAGCTTGGTATATATCCATCCACAAAGTTTTTACCAATCCATAAATCACTCAAGTATGTAGTTTTATCTTTTTTGTCACGGCTAGGCCCTAAACCTAAACTACGTAAAGATTTTTTTAAACTTGCTTCTTCTCCGAATATGTATCTAGAAGAATCTCTAGATTTTTGTTTTTCTTTGTTATAACTTACTCTTCTATGTTCTTGAACTTTTCTAAATAAACGAGCGGGATTAAGCATTCCATCTAAAGTCATAAGTGGAATATTCTGATTTAGTCTTTTTTTGTCTAACAATTTTTTAGCTGTCAACAAAGCTTTTGGAATTCTTGGTCCTACTATTGAGCCAGCATTAATTTTCGTATAAGGCTTTCCTTCTTTTGCGGCTGTTTCTATTTCGTTTAACAATCTTTTATAAATACTTGCGCCAGAATCCCTCATTCCTGCCATTATCATTCCCACATCTAAAGTTCTGCCTTTCTCATTTACAACTGAGCTTACATCCGAATACATACCCATGCCTTTTATTTTAGTACGTTCTGATTCTGCAAAATTTGGAACATAACCTTCGGAAAACGAAGGTTTTTGTTGTTTTTTAAAATCTGAGACAAGGCTATCTATTTGATCTTTTTTTAGGTATTTTAATTGCACTTTTAAAGGATCTTCTGATGGCATGGTTTTTCTTCCAAAAAAACCATTTCTTTCATAAAGCCCTGAATTTCCTGATTGTATTTTTTCGTAAGTTTTCCAATAATTTTGTTGAGCTTCTTCCGCAATTTTTAATTCTTTTGAGTATTCTTTTTTAAAATTATCAACAACATACGGTTTAAGATCTTTTCTAGTTTCAAGATATTTAGCAAATTCATTGATTTCATTTCGATCTCCTTGGATTGTTTGATAAGAAGGTGTAATCCATGTAGCTTTGTCTTTTTCTGCTTGAGGAGCATTAAATTTTACTTCCTTATACTTGTCTCCTTTATAAAACAATTTACCTTTAGGATCCTTGATTCCTTGAGTGTGAACTTTTTGAGTGTACCTCCTTAAACTTCCTCTTTGCATCGCGAAATTAGGTATCATCCCATTTGCCATAGTTTTGATATCTATTTGTCCACCCTGTTCGCTATGCTTTCTGAGGGCTTTTAGCTTATCTGGGTCATAACCCATTTTCATTAGCATTTGATAATCTCCCGTCCTACCAGTTTTAAAGTAGCTTTCCAACCACATTTTTTGAAATTCTCCACCCATGCCTTTTTTCACTGTATCAATAGACATTTTTTGAGTGAGTGGAGAGTTGAATTTTATATTTTTATTTGCAGGATCAGCTAAAACATCTTTGATTTTTTGTGCTCTATTTCGCCTATCTATAAAATTAGGTATAAAACCTTGCGATAAATAAGATACCCCAAAAGGAAATAGCGAATTTGCGGATTCATTTATACTAGAATCGTTTGATTTGTTTTTTCTTTTTAAAGCTGCGATTTTTTCAGCAAAACTATTATTCAATACTTGTAGGTCTGTTATATTAGCATTATCAATATACTTCTCAATAGACTTCCTTGATTGCTTATTAATGGTTTGAGTAACATATTGATTTAAGCTTTCTAGTAAATGTTCATTTTTATCATTTTCTATAAAACTATTAAGTCTTCGATTTAACTCTTTTTTAGAAAGTGTTGAAGCTGAAGTCTTGATCGAGTTTACTCCAGCTAATGCATCTACATATTGAGTAACCCCAGACTTTTTTAATTCTGAAATTAATTTTGTTGTGTCTTTTGCTGTAAGTATGGATCGAGTTAATTGAGTATCTTTAGCTGTAAGCATTTTAATTCCTCCGCTAAATAATGCTCCTCTTCCTGTTAAATTAATTTTTGTGGGCTTTCCGTCTTTTATTCCAATTTTATTTTCTTTAGGTTGCTTAGATACAGTATCTCTTAAAAACTCTACAGCAGCTTTCTTTAATCCGACCACTACATTTTGTTTCTCCACGGCTTTTGATTCAAATCTAATTTTTTTATTATTTTTGTCTTTGGCTTCTATATCAAAACTTTTTGATCCTGGTACTATTTTGACATTTTTAAATCCTCTGTTTTTAACGTATTTACCACTTTGATACTCTCCTTCTACGCCTTGCAATAAATTATTTAATTGAGCAAACAAAGGATCATATTCTTTGGGTCTCTTTCCTGTCCATGATGGAATTTTTTTAGCAACATTTTTTCCGTATTGTCCGTTTTTAATGTTGTTTGCTACAGTCTGGATTCCAGTATATGGAGCTGTTTCAAGTAAAGGTCCATAACGCCTTTTCAGGAGTTTCATGGATTTTGGATTGACTGCATATTTTTTATATTTTTTTCCAGTTTCTGGATCCGTGACATCATCTCTATGTATGAGTGGCGGAAAGTTGGGTTTAGATTTGTCTCCTTTTACAATTTTATCAGCAGTTTTTTGAAAAAACTTTAAGTCTTTGTCTAGTCTTTCGACTTTAACAGTACCCACAAACTTATCATAATGATCTGCATATTTTGATATGACTGATTGACCAAATTGACTCCACCCTAACTCCACAGCAGAATACTCGTGTTTTTTATTTTCTAGTTCTTTTTGACTTATTCCTTTTCTAAAATTTGGCACATAACCCATAGCAGCAGTAATTTTCTTTGCTCCTTCTGGTAAACCTTGTTGTCTGACCATATCTCTATTGAATATAGCATCAGCACCTGAATCTAAATAGTTTTTAACTATTGCCTCCCCAGTATTGGCGACAACCTTTTCAATTTTGTTTGGTTGAGTTTTAATTTTTAAAACTTTTGGTTTATCAGATTTCTTGGCCCCACCTATTCCACGGTCAATGTCTGCTTGTTCTTTTCTTATTTCAGGAATAAAGCCCGAAGACATATTTAATGTTTTTCTACCTACACCTCTTGAAGTTCTTTTACCCATTGGAACAAAACCTTGCTCACTCGCACCAACACCTATTAACCTACTCGATGCAGCAATCCTTTTAACAATAGCTTCCTGCTTTAATCGCTCAGCTGTTTCAGCTTGTATAGCATTTAAAATAATTTTTTCCTGAGCTGCTTGATTTTTACCTGTTGCTAATATTTGCTGATACAAGCCAGCATTTTGAGATAACATTGCACCAATTGCTGCTTGCAATGTTTGTTGTCTTTTAGTTTCTGAATTGATTCCCAAAAGATCAGAAAATGCTTCCTTAGCAAATTTACCAACCAACCCAAAGATTTTAATAAAAGCAGCTCCTATTAAAACTAATCCTGGTCCTGTTAGGAAAGAACTAATTCCTTTCACTAAAGATTTAGCTATTGTACTGCCTTGATTTTCATCAAGTAGATTATTAATACCTTCTGCTAAACTATTTAAAAATTTTAGTATCTCTTTAAAGTCGTCATTAAATCCAAGATTACCTATGGTAGATGCTAATTCTTTTGCGCTACTGCCTGTTTGGGAGAAAAGAGCGCTCAAAGTTTCATTGAGTTCTTTGTTTCTTCTAGTAGCTTCGTCAGTTGTATTATTAGCTACATCTAATGCTTTTTCATAAATTGAATACCCTCCGCTAAGGTCTTGAATTAATGCTTGTAAATTTTGTATTTGAAATACACCAGCTATTTGTTCTGAAGTATATGCTTTTTGCGAGTCAGACAGACCTTTATAAACTTGAGCATAATCTTTTAAGATCGCTATTGATGACCTAAATGTTCCGTCGTTATTTTGAGTAGCGACACCAATTTCTTCTAATGCCTCTCTAACACCACTACGTTTAATTCTTGTAAAAATACTTTTAAATCCATTACCAATTACTGATCCACCTCTAGCGGTTCTTTGCTGAACTGCTGTGACAATAGCAGACAATTCATTAAATGAGACTCCTGCAGATTGAGCAACAGCTCCTGCTCTAGATATAGCTTCCGCCATGTCTGCAGACGAAACTGCAAAAGCTGCATCGACATTAGCCATTCTGTTAACAATTTCTTCATGAGTTATACCTTCTGCATTAAATGAGTTAATGGCCGCAGTTAATGTTTCTGTTGACTTGACTGCATCTAAACCTGAAAGTCTACTTAATATTAATGCTGAGTTTACTCTGGCTAGTGTTTCTTCTGCACTTAAACCTTGACGAGCTAACTCAACTGCAGACTCTGCAACTGTACCGAAACTTGTTGCAGTGTTTCTTGCTACATCAAATAAACCTTTTCCAAATTGTTGCATAGCCTCATTAGAAACTTCCATTACAACTTGAATATCTTTTAATGATTTTTCAACTTCTGCAGTTGCAGCTATTAACCCTCTGAATGCATCAGAAACTCCATTAATAACCCCCACTGCAGCACCAAATGCAAAAACACGAGCTGCTGATGCATCCATTGATTTTTGAAACTCACTAGCAGAATTTGTAATTCTGCCAAGTGGCTGAACAAATCCTTTAGCATTTAAGGTCGGAGTTATTTGCATGCTGTTGACAACTCGCTGCGCACTTTTTGCTTGAGCAACGATACTGCCATGAAACCCCGTAGCCGAGGTAGGTATATTTACTACACTCATAATCCTTAAACCTTAAACTCTCTTACACTTATTTTTTATGTAGTGCGAGAAAATCTTCCATATTTAATTTTCCACCTTTTTCTTTTGCTATTTGATGAATATCTTTTTGGTTTTTTCCTTTTTTAATTCCGAGGTTATCTAAATCTTTTTTTGTTGCACCAGCATATGAAAAACCGTCTGACTTTTGAGATTTATTCTTTACTGTGTCTTTATTATTTTTTATATTTTCCATATCTTCTAGATGAGTTAATATTGCTTTAGCATCATTTTTAATATGGTCTGGTATTTCTCTGTTTTTAAATATGTTTTTAAACATTTTCCCATAATTCAATAAATGAACTTGATAGTAGCTCATATCCATAGGATGATTTTTAAAAAACCCAGTCACATCGTTTCCGTAAAGCCCAAATAAAGATGTAAAACAATTTGTGATAGATAATTGAAGTAGTTCATCATGCTCAAATCTTTTTACATGATTTTCGTATTTTTTTAAAAATTCATTAAGTTCTACATAGTCTAGTTCTTCGAACTCTTCTTGGCTCCAGTATAATTTCGTGAATTCTTTATCCTTGTATATACAATTGTATATAAAGACTTCGTTGCTATGTTTTTGAGCATAAGATTCTGCCGTCTTTTTAACAAGACTAAATCTTTTAATTTTATCTAATTTTAATTGAGCTTGAACTGAATCTCTTTCTTCCTCAATTGGTTTTCGATCTCGTTCAATTCTGATTTTATCTATTGTTTTGTTTAGGTTTTTGAGCTGCTGCTCCCTAACGATCATGTCGTCTTCTTCTTTTGTTGTCCAGGCTCCTTGCTCGTTTAAAAACTCTAACAACTCTTTTTCTGGCTGAACTCCTAGTTTAATTGCTTTTTCAAAATTTTTATCATACGCTTGTTTCGAAATCTCAATTTCATTAGCGGTTGGGTGCTTAATGTATAATATACAGTCATTCTCTGATAACACAGAGAACCCTTGTTTGATTTCCTGAAAAAGACTTTCTAGACGTTTTTCTCGATCAGGATTCTTCATCCTCGACTACCTTCTCCGAGGAAGCTTTGGATTTTTTATTTGATGAGTTTTTCTCTACAGTTGCAGTGGAATCTTGAATTTCTATGTCATCTTCTTCATCATTTGTTCCGAAATCTAGAATTTCAACATCATCATTTTGCTGTTTTTTCATTTCTTCCATAAATTCTTCGATTCCGTCTTTTTCTTGAATTCCGCTGATATACCAAACTGTAAGAACTGAAGATATCTTATCTATACACCTCATGTAAATTTCGTCTTCGGCTTCTTCTTTATCTTGATAAGCTTCATACCTTTCTTCAAACGATGTTCCTTCGAACATTTCTTCAATAACAGGTTCTTCAGCATTACCTTCAAAAAAGTGAGCGGTATGTAATATATACCACATGATTGTGCGATTGCGAGCCTTAACATCTGCAGTGTGATCAAACAAAGAATTTTGAATCATTTCATATTCAGTGAGCTCTTTTTTAATTTCTGCCAATTCACGAATATATGTATTAAGCTTGCCTTCTTGCCTGGTGGACAATTTGCCTCCGTCTGCGAGAATTGAAAGTTGCTGTATATCAAGCTGTTTGACATGCATTTTGTACATTAAATCCTTATAAAGCTCTTGTTCTTTTTCTGTCCAGAGACCTCCTTGATTGCCATATTGCTTGGCCAACATTGCTTTAGTCAGCATACCCATTTTTATGAACTTGTTCAGCTCTAGACTATAGAACATGTCACCATCTTCCAATTGGCTCCTGGTCGGCTTTTTTATTAAAATCGTAAACGGAACTTCTTTATTAACTGTTACGGTTTCTTTTGAAGTAACGGTTTCCATTTTACCCGTTTCTTTATTTTTGCGTTTAGTCTTTTTTTCGACTTGTTCTTCAACTTCTTTTTCTATATTAATAGAGAAAGAATATAACCATTTTTTATTGTCAATTTCCATAATATTTACCTTTTACCTTTCTTATATAATAATTAAAATTTTTATTTTTTAAAGTTTATTTCAAAATTTTCCATACAAGATATAATCTCTCTTTTTCCTTCATTACCTATATCGAGTATTTTCTTGCGTAGATAATTGAATTGAGCATCATCTAAAAATTCTGCTTGAGCTATAATTTGCTGATGCTCTGGTAAAGCATCTTTGAGCTTTTCAAACTGATTCGCATGATCATGTTTTAAGTCTTCATTTAGAGTTAAAAAAGACTTGTATATTTTGGTTATGCATCGCAAAACCTGAAATTCTAAAATTTCTCTTTCTTTGTTCATAAACTTTACCTTGTACCTTGTGTGTATATACACAAAAAAACCCAGTAAAAACTGGGTTTTTTTGATTTAAGTTTTAACCTACTATTATTCAGCAGTAGTAGTAGTTACATTGGTAGATAAACCAGGCAGTACGTCTTTCTTTACTCCGCTGAGATAAAAGATGCCGTTATCCTTGTCGTTAGCTCCACCAAGTTGGCTGCTAAATGTAAGATCAACTGTCTTGTTGTCTCCGATAGAAGAAGAGAACGACTCACTGTCAAGAAGGGCATTTCTCATGAGAATCACAAGAGGAGCACTTCCTTCACCGCAACGTCCTTGCATGATGATAGCAATATCACGAGGAGCTTCGTCTCCACAAATTAATGTGTCGAGTGATCCCTTAACAAGGTCAGTAGCAAGAGCACTAACACTAAGAGTCATGTTTACAGGAAAGTCTGTTTTACGTGCGAATGGGAAGTGACTGCCAAGACGATTCAAAGGACTACGAGAAACAGGAAGTTCGAGAGAAACACTTTGTACATGAATCGCTGTTCCAGATGCAGTTGGCTCTTGTCCAGGAAGAAGTGGTCCACCTACATTCAATCCGCCAGCAAAACTTTCATCGAACCAGCCTCTTGCATCAAAATCGATAGCAATATCACCAGGACGAAGTGCTGTAACACTAGGTCCTGTGTTGGATGCAACGTTAGCAAAGCTAATTGTGTTGTCGATTGTTGCTCCAACGGCAGAATTTTTATCAATTGCCATGTTGCCAACGGCAGCTGCGAGACTAGGCTCAAAGCTGATGTTTGAACCTTCAACAGAAACATTTGCTGTAGCAAGTTCTCCAACGGCAGCATTGATGCCATAACTTGTAATAAATCCATTACCTATTCCAATAAGACCGTGATTGGCAGTATTTAAATTAGCGTTATTTCCAGATGCATGAACATCATTACCCTCAGGAGCTGTTACGATATAATAATTAAGCTCGTCTGCGCTTGCACCATGAGATTGTCCACTATCTTTTGTAGGATCAAGCATGCTTGCAGTTAATGGAAGCCAGTTTGCGCTATTCAATGCATTGGCGCTACTTAAGTCGTTTACATTTAACCCGATAGCTTTTTCAGAGGTACCATCTGTAAGATAATAAGAAAAATCTAGTGCTACAGTTGGAGATTCTGTAACTTCGCGTGAAAGTGCCGCTAATTGGCCAAACTCATTAATATCGGTTCTTGTTACCTCAAAATTGTAAGAAATTTCTTGAACACGATTTACTTCTTTGATGTCTGCACTAGTAATATTTTGCCCAGTTGTTTTGGGCTTACTTGTGAACAATGACTCACTTTGATATATAATACGGTCTCTACTCATAATAAATGATAAAATAGGTTATATATTTTAATACAGCAAAAAAACCCAAATGGGAACTTTTATCTTTGAAAATTTTTACGAGGCCATCTAGCATTTGAGATTTCAAAATCTATAAAGCCAATTTTGTAGTCTTTAGATGCAGCAATTCTCTCTCTAGAGCGGTCTGTTAGCTTGGAAACTCGCACTTCTTCAATAAAACAATATTCATCTCTATTGGCTGATAATTCTGTATATTTATAAGGATGATTCTTGATTGAACTAAACTCCGCAAACGGAAATTCCTCAAAAGGTATCATAGAAAAAGTAGTTCTTGCAGAATCTCTTAGCAGAGATAAAGTTCCATCCAGAGAATAATTTGAGTCTGCAACGACCACCACTCTTATACCCGAACATGTTTCATCCATTCCTCCAAATGCAAAAGGTTTATTGTAAGAATTTGATAATGTAATAAAAGCTGCGGGCATTGTATACATATTATCGGAAAACCCATTCGTGGACTGCAAATAAGTTTCGTCTAAAGGAGAAATAATAAAATCTTTATTTAATATAACATCTTCTTCTGTGTCGTCTGTTATATAAGTGTTGATAGTTTTTACTGCAAAAAAACCAACCACATCGAGATTTTGTTTATTACCAAATTTATCTCTAGATAATAAAACTCTACCTTGATCATAATCAATATAAATGCCGTCTTTATCAAAAACTTGCTCGTTATCAATAAACACATAATTGTCTACAGGCTCTTCAAACTTATCAGAAGCAGCCACAAATTGCCTGTAGGGACTATAGTAAGCTAAATAGTTTTCAGGTATATCGTGTGAATCTACATAAACAAAATTATGTTCTATAGGTCCTATATATGCTTCTGCAAAATATGTCATTCTATCGTTAAACCAAAGATAGAAACTAGAAAGTAATTCATGATCATATCCAACTTTCATTTTATTGCCTTTCGTATTTCGTTTTGAAGATTATTTAATATATTGGATAGATATTGAGTGTTCCTAAATGAGCCTGACCTAACTTTGTTTTTAGATTGAACACCCTCTCCTGATCTGCTTCCAAATGATTCAACATTTAAATACATCCCTAATCCACTAATTCCTTTTTCGATACCTTCTGCCCAACTTCTTCCGCTAGCCCAGGGCATTGGTGTTGCTTGAAAAATATCTTCCTTGCTTGGCAACTCAACCAAAAACTCCATTATAATATTTTGTTGGTTTTTATCAATTTTTTTAATTTGTAAAGCTTTTTTTAGTAAAAATCTAATTGGAGATATAGGATCCATACCCTCTTCAAATCCTATAAAAGAAAATAAATTTCCATACCCTCCAAGAGTTCCACTTTGATTGTATCCATTTGGACCAGAGTCAATTTCTTGGGTTACTGGATGATTTTCAAATTCTTGCAGCATCTGCTGATGAGCTCTTTTCACTGCTGCATGTATTCTCTTTGCAGCTTCAGCATAAACTCTTTGCCTGATAGCAGGTTTTGATATAGCTTCTAGTTTTCTTGAGTTTATTTTTATGCCTTTCATTTAACCAGCCCTCTTTAATATATATTGATAATATTTTACAGAAAAAATACCAGATTTCGATGCATCAGATACTATATTAAACAATTCTCCATCTATTTCGAGATCTGTTACATTTTTTAATGCGGTGTAACCTTCCTCGTCTATTTTAATTCTTACATAATCGCCAGGAATATCAAAGCCTAATGCAAAGTTTTCTTGATTTTCTCTTTTATATGCTTCATTAAAGTAAGTTATTCTAGCTTTTACCTTTATTGCAGATACTGTAGATTCTTTTTCTTTTTGATTTGATACTCTAGAGTATAAAGCATTATATGTTTGATTAGTAGAAATAAAAGTTTTTTTTGCTTTTTTAAATATTGTTATTTCTCTAGCGAATGTATCATGAAGATCGTTAAATACATTATCAAATCGATCTTTGTCATCTTGAGAAATTAAATCTGTCATTTTTTGTCACTTTAAATTTTACAAACTTGTTGAGTTGGGCAGTGATCTTGAAAGATTATATTTATAAACTAAATCTCTAAGTTTTAATTCTGCCTGAGTATATAAATTTTTATATGTTTGAGAAGTTTGTATTTTTTGCTGAGGGGAAGCTAGAGAAGCGACTCTTTTAATCATGGAATCTCCTTCTCTTAATTCAGTCCAGTCTGACACCTGAGGTTCTGAGTTTCCACCACCAGTATAGGATATACTCCTCAAACTTTTTAAACTTAATTTCTTAAAAAAGTTTTGTAAATAAATTTGGGTGAATATATTTTGCTCTTCTATATTTAAAGTTGGAGAAAAACTTTCAGTGGCACCATCAAATTCAAAATCTTTATCGATTAATATGTTTAGCGTGCCTATATTGGTTTCCAGCCACGCCTTTATGCCGTTTACGGTAGGTATAGAACTATCACCCTCTTCGTATATGTCTTGAATTTCGGTGTCAAAAATAACTTGAGCTAATTTTAATGAATCGCTCATTTTTCATTTTCAATCTATTCGAAAAAGCTTTTGATCTTCTTCACTAAGTTTTGATTGATCTAAAATAGGTCGAGTAATCTGAACAGCATTACCTTTACCTTCAGAATTGACTTTAGTAAACTCCTTGATCAGCTTGTTTTTTAATACTGCTCTATTCCCAGATGGAAAAATTGCTGCAGAAACCGCCATGCTTTGAAGATCAACCAAATTCATTGTGGAGATTTTTTGCTTAAAATCTTCCACGCTGCCTGTTGCAAATTTAGGCTTTTTAGGATTCAGCATTTCTTCAAGATCTCTTAGCTCTTCTTGAGTTTGAAGCATAGCTTGCTTGCCATCAATTACATTTTTAAAATTTTTTTTAGGGGACTTAGTTTTTTTTGTATTGGCCATGATAATATTATTATATACACTTCTTAGGTTTTTTATAGAAAAAAAAATCCGCCCGAAGGCGGATTTCTTTATTCAATAACTGATATCTCAGTCATTATACCACAATTCCAGTAAGAGCGCGGGAATCGAGAACCATGCGGCCCTCTTCTATAGATCCATAATAACCGATTCTGCTCTGACGAGTGACATACTGATCATCAGCAGCCAAACGAAGCTCAGAACCTGTTTCTGAATCTGTAGCGACAGCACGAATCAAGGAGTCTCGGGTGCGATCAATACCAATGATAAGTTGGTCGCCTTTTTCATCACTATTGAACTTACCCTCGTTATGTCCTACGTTTCCAGCTTTTTCTCCTTGAACAAGTTTGCCATAAACATCGTTGAAACGTTGTTTATCACCCAACTCGTTGAGCTCTGTTAAACTAATACCATACAACTCAGAAGTACCAGCATTACGGTAAAGCTGATTTCTGAATTCTTCAGTGCCAGGAATAACACCAGCGCCTTGATTGCTTATAGTTGCACTGTCACCAGTAGTGTCAATGGTTTGTGAGCTGTTAAGGCCACGAGTATTCAATGGATTGTAAGCCATTGCACGAATCTCACCCATAATTTCAGGAGAAACAATGAGATCAGTCACACCTTTAGTGCCTGTTACTGGAGTACCACCTTTATACCATGCAGTGTTTAAACGTTTTGCACGAGTAATAAGGTTGTTTACATCATGTAGCAAGAATTGGTTCTCGTTTGTAGAAGCAATAACATGCTCAAGATCATTAGTTTTTGCATTAGCAAGAACTCCAAGTAACAAGTTAGCGGAAGTTTGCTCGATTTTGATCAAAAGTTCTTGAGCAAGACGAGTAAAAGTCTTGCCAACAACATCAAGTCGCGAACGAGCAGCATAACGACGATCAAAATCAAGTGCTGTTTCCATGCGATAAGTTGAGAACTTAAGTTCGCTATGGGTGGGCATGATTGTGTTCGAAGGAAGACCACCTGGTACTGTTTGACTATAAATTTCAATATAATCACTATCTGTCACATCGTGATAAAGATCCAATGGAATAGAAGGATTATCATCTTCGTTAAACTGAAAGCTACGAAACATGTTGCTGAGAGTCGGAGCATTATTAATGACTTCCGCCAAAACAGGTCCGATAAATTCAGCGACTGCGGCTTGAGCTTCGTAAGCAACGTCGCGATTGCGAGAAGCCATAGCTTTAACAAGTTCTACTTGTTCATCTGTACGTTTTAATGTAATATTCATGTTTGTTACTTTCTAAAATTAAGCTCCTGCAGCTTCAGTTGTTGTTGATGCGGGTGCTGCCGCACTGCTAGTAAAAAGAGTAGCATCAAACTGCACCAAATAAATTGGAGAAGCTTCATGAGTTCCCTTTGCAAGTACACGTCCAAGAGCATTTTCGCTGGACACTTCAAATTTTCCGCTAGCAGAAGAGCTGAAGGTAGAGCCTACAGCAGGATCGTCAGCAAAAGATTTCGCTGTAAAAGTAAAAATACCTTTTGTTACGACAGGAACAACTTCTCCAGGAATTACACACTGAAGTTCATCTTTTTTGATGTTATAATACAAAAGCTTTTCTGTATTTTCGTCATAAGCAAGAGTAGAACGAAGAGTAATTCCTAAAGTTGCGGCGGCATCATCAGCTCCAGCAACTTGCACCTTAAGAGGAGCAGTTGGATAAGGATTACCTTGAGTGTAAGCATAGGGCCCTTGATTGGCTTCCCCAATAGCACCTAAGTAGCTATCGGAACCCAGTACTGGGTCGTTGGCATCTAGGTCGGCGTTTCCAAGATCAACCTTTACGGCTGCTCCGCTCCAATTTCCTCCATTGAGGAATGTCTCTTTTCCCGCCTTTAGATTAATATAATCTGTTCCAGCTCCTTGAGAAACATCGAGGGAGAAAAGGTTAATGACGTCTTTTTCGTCGTACTGTCTGAATGGTAATAATCTATGCATGATTAGTATTGTATTGAAAGGTTTTCTTTAGAGAATGCATTTGCGAATTTATCTTTAAGAGAATCTTCTTCTTGCACACTTTCTAAATTGTTATTAGTAATGGTTTGCTCTTCGGCTTCTACAGTTTCAAGAATAGCTTCAGCAGATTCTGAAGTTTCTTCTGTTGATGCAACAGCTTCAACAGCTGCAATGCCAGCGTCTTTACCCAAACGTTTCTTAATTTCAGCTTCAATACGCTGATTAAATTCTTCTTCTTGCTTGGCAATATATTCTTTGTTTTTATGGGCGAGAACAACTGAAATCTTGCTTGTATAATCTTCAAACGATTGATCTTCAAGATCGAGAGCTTGCAATTCTGTCGCGATAATTTTTTGGTCATCTTCGGATAGAGCGTATGTTTCAGAAATTTTAGCCATTCTTCGATTGAAGGCTTCTTCAGCTTTAATTGTGTGAACTTGCTGAGAAAGTTCTTCAACTTGTTGAGAAGATTGTTCAAGTTGAGACTTTAAATCTTCTACTTCTTTTTTCATGGCGGCTTCTGCTTGAGCAATAGCTTCACGTTCGTTTTCAACTTCTTGAAGTTTAAGTTGATACTCTTCGCTCTTAGACTTGATCGCATCTCCGATAGCCTTTGAGACATTAGCAACCACTTCTTCTGAAAAATTATGCTCGGGCAGTTTTTCATCGAGTAGTGATTTAAAATCTTCTAATAATTGTTCTTTTTCCATGTGTGATAAATGGGTTACAGGATTTATTACATTCAAATTCCCGTTTTGGGAAATTTTATTTTTCTTTTTTTTATAAAAACTTTTATTATCTACTGAAATGACTTCGCTAGCTGTGGTATTATTTGCAATTTTAGCTATAGATTTTTTTTTTAAATCTGCAATCGCAATTCCTTTCACATCGGCTGCTGGATTTGCAGTAAACCCAATACCTAATGGGTAAATGTCCCCAACGACTAGTCGATAAATAGGTGTGCCGTCTTTCAATTCTCCAGATCCATCAAAAGCACTGAGGTGCTCGGATAATTCGTTTATATGATCTGGGTTTGTTATAATTTCTGCATCTTTTAAATTCTTGCTTCCTGCTGCAATATAATATTCGTTAAAGCCTAATTCCCAGCTCGCAGAAACAACTCCAAAGTTTTCATGATTTTCGTCTGTGGAATTTTGCACAAGCTCTGCAAAATCTGGATGATTATTTTTATAAATAACTGCCGCAAATGACATATTAAATTTTTCTAAATTTTCATCGTCTATATGTTTTGGATTTAAAACTTTACCCGTTTCAAAGTCAGCCATGCCAGTATTGACTATGTGCCCAACAATTTTCTCTTTGTTGTGTTCTATATTCGTGGGTTTATGCAAAAAGTATTTTTCGATAGCTTTAGCTGATTTTGTGTCTATGCCGTCTCCGTTTTTATTAAATGCATTAACTACCGCTCCATGAAAATTGACACCAAGAAGATCTATATTTTGATTTAAATCAATATCTGAAGGAAACAATTCATTAATGTAATCAAGAGATGCATTAGATATATAAAATTCATTTGAGTTCACGTCTGCAGAAGCGTGAATCACATTTTCGAAATGAGTTGTGTATTTATAATTCATTATTTCCCTTGAGCTTTTTTGTATGCCTCTGGAGAGGGCCTATCTTTACTACCTGGTTTTGCAGGTTTATAATTTTTACCCATTCTTTTTTTCTTTTTGCGAATATTTTCCCACAAGCCTGGTTTATTTTTCTTAGCTTTAGACTCATCAATTTCTTCTAGAATGAGATTTTCTAACTTTTCTTCTGAAGATGACTCAGACCCTTCAACTTTTGATCCTGCCCTCCATTGGCGGCAAGACCAATATCTAGCCTTCCATTTTGGTCCTGGATTGCCGCAATTATGTCTTGCCCTAAAAGCTTTTCTTCTTTCGGGGCTATCTCGCTTGATCGACATGTTCGGGTCACCAAAATTTACTTTGACAATATTCCCTTTGTCATTTTTAACATATACTGAAAATTTCTTCGGACCTTTTGGGGTTCGAAAAGGCTTATTAAAGTTTTACCTTTGTTCTTTTCTTCTGCCCAAGATTCATTAGTTATCTCTTCTTGAGTTCCGCAGTCTGGGCAAAATAAATTAGCACTTTTAATCGAGTTCGATAAATCAATATTGACATTCATGTAATGTTAAGTACACACACTAATTAAGTATATACTTTAAAAAAAAATTATTTTTTACTATGATATAATATCGCTGCTGGATAATCTCCTAATTGATGTTGAGATGCAATATTTAAAACTTCAGGAAGAGTTTGTATTGATTCAATTTTATTAATGTCTTTTATATAACTATTAATATTTCTCTTCCATGATTTTTGTTCAGATGATGCTACTACTGACTCAATTAATTTATCTACAATACTAGATTGACTTTCATTTAAATTTTTAACATTAAAATGTTTTTTAATTTTTTCTTCTGTAGATGATCTTAATTCTTCGATCTTATAAATCGTGTCTTGAAGATTTTTTCTTGAATATAAACCTGCCGTAGCTCCTGTCGGTCTTCCAGCTTCTTTCTTTGGGGCTGCTGGTTGAGTAACAGGGTTTTGCGCCTGCTTAACTTGAGCAGTTTTGTCGATTTGTTTTTCTTTTAGTTTTCGTTCTTCTTCTGCTCCTGGCTGCTCAACATTGGGAACACCGCCAATAAGAGGATTATATAAGCCTTCATTTCTTTCTTCAATATATTGTTCTTGAGCTTCGTGAAGTTCTTTAGGATGAGGAAACAAGCCTGTGCGAATTGCCTGAATACCTTGTTCTGGAGAAATAATTCCAATTTCGAGCAGTCTGGTAATAACTCTTTGAAACTGAACTTCATCCTTGATGTCAACTTCTTGGAATTTTACAGTCGGATACTTCTTGAATCCCATTGACTTGCATAGCACTTTTACCTGAGGCATGATAAAGTCATTAATAAAAGCATTGCGAGCTTCTTTTAATCTTTCTAAAAATATTTGAGCTTTAATTTGAGTACTTGAATAGTTTTCTTTTCCCACAATTATATTTTGCAAACCTTCTCTAATATCTTGGTTTACAATTTCGTATTTTTCTGGGCCAAGAATTTTATTTACATCAGGAATAATAAAATCCGCCTTTGTGGTATAGTCGCTTACTAAAACTCTACCAACACTTTCGTTTTTGAACAGATTTTGCATGGCTGTTAAGCTGTGAGGATTAATTCCTCCTTTATCTGGCTCTGCACCCATAGTAATAAGCAATACTACATTTTCTATTGTGCGACTAATAGCTTGATCTATTTTCTTGAGTTCTATTTTCCAATTCAAGTCATCAAGCACTGGAAACCCAAAAGGAATGGCAAATGGCTCATAATCTTGTTTTTTATAAAAAGAATATATTAATTTTTCTGGGTCAAGATTTACATATACCCCCGTGTCCAAAAATTGATTTTGCTTGATTTTCTTTTTTGATTCCTCATCCAGAGAATTAAATACATTTTTATCTTCTGGTGTTTTTGGGTTTTTGAGTTTTTCTATTTCGTATTCTGATAATATTTTTTTGTATGTTCCTTCTCCAAAAGAAGAACTGCGAGTAGCAGTTATATCATAAGGGTTTAGTAAAACATACTTGATAGGTATTTTGCCTGGATTTAAATAGTTGTCAGATCCATATATCTTACTTAAGTCTTTAAAGTCTTTTTTTGTAAAATCTCCATCGAGTCTATATATAAATATATTACCTGATCGATAATACTCTCTAAAGTATTGATCTTTAAGCTTCCATAAGTTAATTTTCTCAAACCATTTGTAAATAAAATTGTTTGCGCTTTCAGATCCTCCTTCCAAAAAAATGTCTGAATTAGAGAATTCAGACATAACATCAATTGCATTTCTGAAGATTGGAATATTAGCATAAGCTTTTTGGCACAACTCAATTGTTTCTCTAACATTGACTCCAGAGTTTGTCTGTCCGTATGGCAATATTCCGCTAGCTATATTTGAAAACTTTTTAGATTTATTTTTATTTTTTCTTGTTGCTATTCGTGATGATTGGTCTTGAGTAGATGAATCGACAAATGACCCTACTGCAATCTTTGAATGAGTAGAGCCTTCGCTTACATAATATGTTTCGCCACTTAAAGATGGCTCGATCCCAGATTCTGGCGCTTGATTAGGCTTTTGAAATTTGTTCCAATATGCAGACTTTTTATTGTATTTTCTTTTCATATTACTCTGTATATTTATATTATACACAGTAAAGTCAAAAAGTCACTTTAAAGTTACTTTTAACTTTTATTTTATGAACATTGGGGTGAAACTATAAACCTCTTCGTCTTTAAAAGAATGTATGTCACCCCAAATTTTAATCATCCAATTTCCCAGTACTAAAGCGGAGTAGCAGTCTTTTCTAGCTTTACTGGGGCCAGTGGTTCTTTTTAGTATAAGGGGTAAGTCAAATGTTTGTGTCCCTTGGGGTGAAGATTTAACTTCTATAAGTGCACATTGACCTTTAGTATAATCCATCATATCATATTGATGCTCTACTAAATCAATCATTTTTGCTCCATCGCCTTGATCCTCATTATCGCTTACATTTAAAAATTTTAAATTTTTAATAGGAATTTTTTTTCTTCTTTGGTGATCAAAAGCATCGTCTATCGCTCTTGCGGCAAACCATATTCTTTTGTGGTCAAAATTTGCTTGTAGGAGCTCGTTAGCTCTTCTTATCCATTCTGATGTAGGTTTCCTAAGACAACAAGGAATACCTGTTTGATTACATTCTTTTTTGGCAGCCTTTAAGGACTTGTGATAATTTTCTATATCATCAAATTCTGTTTCTAAAACATTAATTTTTAAATTAGATTTTTTATACCTAGAGCTTTCCATGAAAGCATTCAGAAATTGAACTCCTCCATTATAATCTCCTATGATTGCAACTATGTTAAAATTATCTATTAAATAATGAAAATAGTTCATGTGATCTTTTAAACGTTGGCCTGCCATGGCATAGGCATGTACAAGGATACCCTGAGTTTTATCTTTAGTTAGTTTAAAAACTTGCATAGCAAAATCATCAGAACCTTCACTCTCTGCCCAGCTTGGATCGAAAGCCAAAATGTATTCTTCACCTTCTTCTCCCTTGACTTCAATCGATTGACCTGCCCCTTCTTCTATGGTGCATTCAGCCATTTTTGATATCTTAAAATAGCCTGAGCTGTCATCTGTAAATATTGCCCCGAACTCTCTGTCATATTGACTCTGACTCATGGTTGATTTTGCTTGATCAATCAGATTTTGATCAAACAACTGTTTAGGAGCACAATCGTATGAAAAATGCATAATAGTTCTTAAGGCATTATTGTTTTCGGTTTTATTTAATATGGATGTTTCAAAATTTTGATATAGTTTATATAAATATTCAAATTTATAACTTGCGGAAGAAAGCATTATCAATTTATTGTTTGGCCATTTATGTCTATCTTCTTCTTTCATCTTTCCAGACTCAATGAGTTGAGTTTCAAGATTATATAAATCTTCTCTCTCTTTTGGGTTTTGTACCACAGACAAGAATGGCACGATAACCTCATTATAAATTCTTTCAGGCATAAGAAGCATCTCATCGATAATAATTCTATGAAACCTAAAACCACGAAGCTTTGAACCATCACCTAATGGCAGAGCTCTAATTGAGCTTTCTCCTATTTCCATAACCCATTCATCATTTTGTTTAGATACCCTAGTAATACATTGAGATAGATAAGCTGCTTCTGGTTTAGCGGCAATATCTTCTATTTTTTTAAAGATCATTTTTGCCTGCCGAAAGGACTTTGACAGAATACCAATCTCTACTCCTTGATTAAGCATGGCATCCATAAAAGCAAAAATGCCAGTGGTCCATGATTTAGACATTCCGCGAGACCATATTCCCAAAAAGTAATCACTTTCAAACATAGCCTTAATAGCCATGTGTTGAAATGGAAATAAATCTACTCCAGCGACTAAATTGGTAGAGAAAGTAACATTCTCTTTCAGAAATTCATACAAAAGAAGTTTAGCGTCTTTCTCAGGAATGATTCCATCTATCTCTTTGAGATATGCATTTATATCCCTATTTTGAGGTCTTTCTTGTACTCCTGGCTCCCAGCTCATATTGAAGCCAATAAATTCGTAGTTTCTTTCCAGTCCTCTACTTGAAAAACCTTGTGAGGCTCATGCAGTTGACTTGCTATAGCATAATCGTTTCCTCCTGGCATTGTTTTATCTCCGTAAAAATATATTAAACCATCAAGTTGCTTTATGATCTGAGATTTGTTTTTTCCTTTTTCATGGATATCTATACTAATTTGCCCTCCAGCTGTTGCTTCTAGGTTGGGAAATCTTTCTTCAATCGTTTTGCATATTCCCCATCTTTCATTGTTTATTTTATCCCAGGCATAGTATTCTAGTCTTTGATCTTGTGTGCAACTTCTGCCAACAACACTAATATTTAATAGGCCATCTCTTACTTCTATGTGATTGCCCCCTCTAATAGGGTATGGAGAGAAGCTTATCAAACTTTGGCATAAATTTAATAAATCAGCAGAAGGTTTCCAGTCGCAACTTTTCTTCAATTTCCCTTGCGCATACACTACATTACCTCCACATTGGTGAGACTCTGTTACTGACTCCCAGATTTTGTAGCCTACCTGTTCGATAGTTTTCATGTGATCTGATCCTGTCAACAGATATACATTCTTGTCTTTTATCCATCTGATAAAAAATTTTTCAAACTTGGAATCTATTCTAAGCCTACTTGGTGT